CACCGATTGCGTTGCCCATCTCACGGAAGGCACCAGCCGCAGCGGTTGCCGCCGTGCGAAGCCCCTCGGTCGAGTTGAGCAAGTCTTGGCTCTTTTGCTTGGCTGCCTCCACAGGGTCAGTCCATGTGATGGGGATGACCATGGGCTTGATTTTTCCTTGTAACTTGCCTATTGAGGCGTTGACCTGATCAACGAGCGAGCCAGGCTCAAATTCTAATCCATTTCGCCAATCGCCGAAGAGGAAGTCACGTTGTCGCTTCAGTTCATCAATCTTCGTTTGGAATGCTTGCCACTCTGAAGTTGTCTTTGCAGTCTGAGTGGCAAGGTCTTCCTCTTTTTTGATGAGTTGGTTGAACCACTCCAGTGTGCCTTCGATGGCCTGGCGGTCGGGTGCTGTGGTTCTTGCTGTGGTTGCCCTGGCGGTTCGGGTTGTCGATGTAGATGTCGAGCGGCTTCCAGGCACCAATGATGCAGCTTTTTGGCTGAGTGTGACACTCTGCATCATCTCTTTGTTGGCTTGTATCCTGATGCTTTGAGCCTGCTTCCGCATCTCATTGGCATGGCGCAAGCCACGTTCTTGTGCCTCTTGGTAATTGCTTGATGCTTGCTTGTCCCAGAACGAAGGCTCTTGTGCACGTTTGGCTGCCTCTTGCTCAAGTTCAAGAGCCTCTTGGATGAGTGACTGAGCCACCGCTGCATGTGCGGCTGCCTCAGCACGCAGCATCAGCGCATCAACCACATTTTGCGTGTTTCTGACCAGCACATTCTCGGCATCGGCTGTGCTCTTGACCTCGACACCTAACGACTTGAATGCCTCGGCATTCTTCTTTACCCATTCTTCACGCTGTTTGTCGTTGGTCAGTGCTGCCCACTCGATTTGCAGTCTGGTCAACTGTGCGGTGCTCTCTGCGATGGTGGAAGTCTGTTTCTTCATTTCCTCGTTGAGCTGCCGTTGCACCTTCTGTGCCTCGGATGCCCTTTGCGAGAACAGGTATGCTGCTGCCGCTGCCGCTGCCAGCGCGGTAACAAGCAAGCCAATGGGGTTTGCCTTTACCGCTGCATTGAAGATGACTTGCGCCGCCGCCGCTGCCTTGGTGGCCGTGGTGTCGGCCTTGGCCATCGCAACCTTGACTGCGGTGACGGTGTTGAGTGCGGCTGTTCTTGCGGCACTCAGCCCCATCATCAGTGCTGACTCCTTTTGCAGCGCATTTTGGATGACTTGCAGACCGTTGACCACCGACATGATGGCAATCAAGTCCTTCTGCACCTTGGCGGCATCCTCCTGGCTCATGCCAAGCAGACCCATCGCACCCGCTGCCACCTGTGCCGCAGCGGTGAGTGCCTGAACACCACCGACAACAGCATCCAACTTCGCCGTGTCGGATGCCTGGAACTTGATGGCGTTTCCGACATCAATCATGGTGTCCTTGAGCACACCGCCACGCTGGATGAGCATGTCAATCTTGCTGCGGAGTTCTTGGCCTGCCGCGCTCTGCTTCTCGGCATCCGACAGGTTGCGCCAAATCTGCTCCAGTTGCATTGCCGCCTTTTGTGTCTCTCGCAGTTCCTGCTTCATGGGCAGTTGGCGGCTCATGGCGCGTGTGAAGCCCTCAACGGCACGCTGCACGCCGTTGAAGGTGGCGGCTGCCTCCTTCATGGCGGGCGTGTCGAATATGCCCTTGATGCCTTTGTTCGCCAACTCCGCATCTTCGGCAAGTTGGCGCACAGCCTTGGTGCTCTCGGCAATGCCCTTGTCGAAGTTGCTATGGTCTAGTGTTTCAACGAAACGAAGATTCTCAGCCATTTTTCTTGATGTTTTGGCGCATCTTTTGCGCCTTATGTTGCAGTTTTGCCCACCTTTCGGGGGTCATTTCCTCGGTGTCTCGCTCGGCCTCCCGCTCCCAACTAAATGTGATGATGTCCTCTGGCTTCAGCGGCTTCTTACTGTTCACTTGGGCTGTCATCCAGCACAACAGCCGCATGCGCTCTGCCGCTGCCTGGTCGATGATGTAGGCATGCGACAACAGCAAATCAACCAAATATAACGGCATATCGTCCAACACGTAGTCGGGCGATATGCCGCATTTAAGGATGAGGGTAGCGATGACCTCGCCCGCGGTCACTTTTTTTTTGAGCCGTCGCCACTCTTCGGCTGCCCCAGTGCCGCCATCTTGCTGACCTCATCGTTGATGATGGCGGTCAGTTCGGTGGCTATGCTTGGGTTAGCCTCCACAGCGTCGATGAAGCCATCCCAGTCGAGGTCGCACTCCTTGTTGTTGGCCGCAATCATAGCGAACATGAAGCGGAATGAGTCCTCGGTGTTGGCCGTCTCGAAGCCGTTGTGCCCCGTCATGCGCTCATACATGAAGAGCGCACGCAGCGAGTACTTGGCGACGTACTCCTTGCCGTTGATGGTCACCTTGCTCATGACTATGACTTGAGCGTTTGAAGTTCGCCGTAGCCCGTGAAGGTTGCCGACAGTGTTGCGTTTTCGCCGTTCTGCGCGGTGATCTCCAGTGAGGTGATGACTGCCTCACCCTGCCAGCCTGTGTTGGCCTTGGGTGTCCACGACCCATCGGCGGGCAGGGCGGTGCCGTCGGCTTCGTCCTTCTGCGCGAACACAACATTGACGCGGTTGCCCGAAGTCATCATCTCGAAGAGCCACTGGCCGCCATTTTCACAGTAGAGGTTTTCTGTGGTCGCCTCCCACGACATCTGACCAGCCTCGTTGGCTGCCCACTTGCCGCTAGCGACATCCTTGTTACTCACGTCGGTGGTCTCGCTGCTGATGCGCAGCGTGTGCGAGGTAGCCAAGGGGATAGACTTGGGCTCAGCCAGGCTGCCCGGTGTCGAGTTCTCAGCCGCGAAAACCATAAGATTTCCGCCTTTAATGATTGTTTCCATCTTATAAGTAGAAGTTAAAGTTTAAAGATTGCGTGTAAACGTTTGAGTCCTCGAAGAACTCCTCATCGGCACCAGCCAACTGGCTGCCGTAGACCTTGAGCGTGTCACCAAGGACGAAAGCCTTGCCCTCGATGGCTTCTCGCACCATGTCGGCAATGGCGATGCTCTCGGCATAGGACTGGGCAGCAATCACGATGTCGACGTTGACCGTCTCGCCCGCCTTGCCATCCTTGGTGTACTGCACCTCGATGCCATTGCGGCGATACACCGCAAAGGGGTAAGTTGTACCCTCCTTGCTCACAATCGGGAACACCTTGCTCCCGACTGCTTCAACGATGCCGTCGTGTGCCGCCAGTAGTGCGGCGATTGCCTTGCCTATTTGTAGCCCTGTCATTGTTTCGCTCGTTTTTTGACTGCATCTACGATTGTCTTCCGCATGGTCTCAATCATGCGACCTTTGGCGGCATTGATCGCCGGCGCGAAGAATGGCCTCGAGTTGCTATCTCGGAACATCTTGCCGCGCTTATAGCCTTTCTTCGTCTTGCGCAAGTCAGTGCCCATCTCGAAGTACTTAAGGCGGTGGTCGCCAAGGATGTGTACCTTTGCGTAGTCCACGTTCTTCGACACATAACTGCGAATGCCCTTTTGCATGCTTGCGCTCCTGGGTGTCACGCCTGCGAGTTTGATTTTAGCCTCGCCGATAAGCACTTTCGCACTTGCCGCCAGTGCTTTCTTGTGGACTCGCTGCATGTCCTGCACGCCCAGCGATGCGAACACCTTGAGCACATCATTGGCGTAGATGGTAAACTCGCTAGTCATTGATCAAGCCTGCTACAATGGTGATGAATTGCTTGGCGTTGTCCTCGTTGACCGACTGGATGTTGTACATGCGGCCATGCCACTGGAGGCGCATATACACATCAAGCGTGTAAAATCGGCGCAAGGTGAACACAACGGTGGTCGCCCCGAACACCTCGTCAGTCTGCACGGCACGCGTGCCACTGCGAAAGTCTACACGGCAGCGAGTGGCTGTCACTTGCTCCCATGTGGTGACTTCTTCACCATAGTCGTTGCGGGTAACGACTGGCCTCAGTATGGTCACGCTCTCTCTCAGCAATCCGGCACGCAATCCCATCAGGCAAGCGGGTGTTTTTTATAAAGTCCTTTGAGGTACTCAAAAGTGTAGGGGATGGCGTTGGCGGCCACGCCCATCGCCACTGGCTCACGGTTGGCGTAGAGGTTGCCCACCGTGAGCAACATGGCTTGGATGATGGGAGCGGGGAGATTGCCGTCGGCATCCTCCAGTGTGACCAGCGGGCGGTCGAGATCTACCTCCACAGCGGCTTCGGCCACATCACACAGTTGCGTGATGTAGTCATCGTCCTCGGTGATGTTGGCATCAACGAGAAGATGTGCCTTGGCCTGTGTCAGTGTGAGGTACTTCATCGTGGGTCAGTGCTTAAGATGCAGTAGTCTTACCAGCCACGATCACGCCAGCGGCGGCGGTGGGCACGGCAGCGTCCATGTACACGTTAACCACGAGGCGGATGGCACCGTTGCCAGCCTGGGTGAAGGGGTCAACGGTGATGTCGATGCCGCCCCAGGTACCAACAGCGAGGTAGCCGAAGTCACCTACGAGGTAGTTGTTGGCTGCGACATTGGCGGTGCTCAGGCAGGGCACGTCCTCAAGGTAGCCGTCCTGGTAGACCAACTGGGTGGTCTTGTTGTAGGTCATGGCGCGGAACTTGGCCTTTGCTTCGGGCGATGCGATGACCGCACGGACGCGGCCATTGGCACGCTCGACGGTGGCCTCAAGGTCGGCAACTGCACCCCAAGTAGTAGTTGCGGTAGCGGTGCGTCCGTTGAACAGACCAGCGGGCTGAGTTGCGCTGCCAGCGGCTGCGCCGAGGACTGTCGCCTCGAACTTATCGGTGATGGCACGCACAAGGTTACTGGTCAGTGCGGCCTCCACGTTGCTGCCTGCATCCTGCACAAGCATCTGCTTGCTGATGTCGAGGTAGGCGGTCAGTCGCTTGGGCTGCAACAGCACGCTCTGTACGTTGGCGGCTGCGTCAGTGGCTGTGCCGTTCTCGGCAGCCCATGCCACCTGGGCAGCGGTCATCATGGGCACCTTGAGGTCGCCAACGAGGCCGTCGTAGAACGATGCGCCGGCACGGGCCAGCACGCTCTCGGCACGCAACTCATCGAAGATGGGAGCCACATCGACGGGCACTGTTGCGCCGCTAGTGCCAGTCACCGACACGGTGGCACGGCTCTCGGCGGTGGGGATGGTGATTGCGCCGGTGCTGTTTAGGCCAGCGGCACGCATCTGCGCTTTGCCGGCGGCGATGGTTGCGGCATTGGCCTCATCCATCTGGGTGCCCTCCACGATGCTGCGGATGGCACTGACTAAAGAAAATTTCTTCTTTTCCATTGTTTGTTGATTGTTGATGTTGATGTTTCTCTGTTGTTCGGTGGCGGTTGTGATCTCGGCCTTCTTGGCCTCGATGTCGGCCACGATGCCACGGTAGCGGGCATCTTCTTCGTCGCTGAGTCTGCGCTCTTCGACCTTGGCGGCATCGGTGATGCTGCGAGCCTCGGCACGGAGTGCATCCAGTTCGGCGTTAAGTTCTACTATCGACTTCATGGGAGTAATTTTTCGAGTTCGTCAAAGTAATCGGCAAGTTCAGCCTTGCGGGCTTCCTCTGCCGCACGTTTCTCGGCATCCTCGCGGGCGATCAGTTCGTCGTATCCGCGGCGGTCGAGTTCTACACTAGTCCCCAAGTAGGCGGGGTCGTACACTGGCGACACGTCGTACAAGCGGTCAAAGCGCAAGATGGTGCGCTTGGCCATGCCGTCAGCCATCCGCTCCCAGCGGTCTTCCGCAACCGTGAAGGCAAACGATGACTGGTTGATATCGCCACGGCGAAGGCTCTCAAGGAGTTCATCGCCCAGGGCAGTGCGGGGAGCGTCGAAGGAATATCGGAGGCCGATGTCGTCGACATCCAGTTCCAGTGAGTTGCCTGCGGCTGCCTGTGGAACGTTGGCACCACGGCAGCGGGCAAGTGCGCCACGCGCTGCGTCATGGTTGAGCCAGCACTTGATGTCGCTGTTTTCCAGCACACCGTCAAGGGCGTGCGGGTCGATTTGCTCGACGATGCCGCCAAGATCTCGGCTCAACGAGTTGAAGACAAGGGCATAGCCTTCCACTCGGCGGCTGTCGTCGTCGACGGAGCGAGTGATGCACTTGTCACAGAATCTTCTTTCAATCATGGATTTTCGGTGTTTTATATGGTTGGTGTTGTGTGTCGGACACACAACAAAAAGCCCCAGCAGACCGAAGTCCACTGGGGCTAGCAGGATGTAAAACGACTCTATGTAACTATGACTGGTTGGGCTCGTTGGGCTGTGTTGGCTCGTTGGGCTTTGCCGTGGCGGCATTAGCCAAAGTCTGCAAGTTAACCTGAATGAAGTGCTCATCGCCGTAGTCGATGGGCGGCAAGCCCATCTCGGCACGCACCTCGTTGGCACTGATAGCACCCATGTTGTACATGGTGTTGTAGTAGGCAGCACGGCTACTGGTGTCGGCACGCAACAAAGCCGCGGTGTCGAAGCGCACATCAATGTGCCACTTCTCATCGTCGCGGAACAACTTTCGCTCAAACTCCAACTCGATTTTTTCAAGGATGGGCGCGAGGGTGTCGGTCAAGAACGCCAACTGCGTAGCCTCGACGGTGCTGTAACTGGAATGTGACAGGTCGAAGCACTTGACCGGCGACACTCCGAAGAAGCGGCAGATGTCCACCACGCTGTACTGGCGCGTCTCCAGCAACTGGGCATCGCTTGGGTTGACGGTCACGGTCTGGAACGACATATTGCCGGGGATGACAGCAATGCCGTTGGGCGTGCCGACAGGGCCGAATGCGTTGTTCCACTTGCTCTTGATTTCGTCGGCCTGTTTTTGATTGAGTGGGCCTTGCACAGCGAGGATGCCGCCAACATTGGCACCACCGGTGAAGAAGCCCTGCGCATGTGCCTCGCTGGCACTGGCCAGTCCGAGGGTCTGCGTAGCGTAGGCGATGGTGCTGATGCCGTGGATGCCGTCGATGCTGTGGTTGAGAATGTGTATCATGTCACGGGCAGGCACCAGGTCGGAAACGAAGGGCACGGTGTAGGCGATGGTTCCGTCATTCTGCGGGACGATGGTCACGCCGCAATCAAGGTAGATGATCTCGGTGGCGTTGCCTCGCTCATCACGCTTGATGTAGGCGTAGCCGTTGCCCTGCAACAGCATGGCCGACACCAAGCACTTGAGGAACGTGAAGCGTGTCATCAGGGGCGACGGTTCTTTAGCAACAAGGTGATAGGCGGGATGCGTGTTGTATGCCTTGCCCTCGCTATATATCGAAAGCGGCAACTGCGCCACAGAGTCGCTTATGACCTGCACGCATCTGTACACAGCCGCCAGTCGCATGGGCGACAAATTGGGGTTGATGCCGCCGGCACTGTATGTCAGTGCCATGCTGCACAATCCTCGCTCTTCCTTTGGTTTCCTTTTAAAAAAATTCATGACGTGTAAATCATTTGGTTGTAGTGCGGTGTATTCAAATAGATGCCCAGTGCCTGGATGATGGCGATCACGCCGTCTATCTTCTTGGCTCGTTCAAGCCCTTTGTTCGGCTTGCAGTTGCCGTTGTGGTCGTACTTGAGAGCCACATTTCGGAAGCAGTAGCGGGTGATGTCGTTGTTGGCAATCACCGCACGACCGCTGAGAATCAGTCGCTCCAGTTCGCGCGTCGGCTTGTTGAAGTTGCCGATGGTCTGCGAGTATTCCTCGAGGGGCAGACCCTTCTCGGTTGCATCTATCGCCCACTGCACGGCATTCCACTTGTCGTAACCTATCGCATATAGGTCTAGCACGTCCGACACAGCCATCATGTCGGTGGTGATGTAGTCGTAGTCGGTGACATTGCCTGGGGTGACGTGCAGCATCTTGCGGCGATGCCAGTCGCGGTACATCTCCCTGTCGGCACGCTCGGTCAGTGCCATCTCGGGTACATAGTAGTCAACAAAAAAATAAAACTTCCCGCCATGCTCCACCATCTTTGCCACTGCCGTGAGGTCGCCAGTGCTGGCAAGGTCGACACCGATGTAGCAAGCCTCTCCAGCGAACATGTCGAGCGTGATGTCCTTGGTGGCCTCGATGATGTAGTGCTCAGGTATCCACACGTCCATGCTGTCGACCCATCGGTTGAGGTTCTTGGTGATGGTGCTGACTTCTTCGCTTGGGTTGTTCTTGGCTTGTTGCACCTGACCTCGGATGTACTTGGTTGTGACCGTCACATCGAGGTTGGGGTTAGCCTTAGCCCACACCGACTCATCCGTCCAGTCGTCGCCTTCGTCCAGGGAGTAGATGGCAATGAACATCTCATCGTCGTGTTTGAGGCCGCCAAGGATCTCCACCGCTGTGGTGCGCAGCGCATAGCATGGCAACGACTTGTCGAAGCCTGCCGTGGTGATGGTGCACAGGTGCGGGTTCTGCCTCATGCCCATCGAGGACTTGATGACATCACGCACGCGGCTGTTCTTGGCGGCATGGTATTCGTCGATCAATCCGAATGAGCAATTGAAGCCGTCCAACTTGCTGTCGTCTGCCGCCAGCACCTTCAGGCGGCTCTTTGTAGCGTCCAGCAAGATGTCGGCACGGAACGCCCGCAAGGTGCTGCCCTTTGGGTCTAGGCTGCTTGCATAATTGCGGCACATGTCAAATGATATTTTTGCTTGGTCTTTTGAGTTGGCGGCAAGCAGCACCTCGGCACCGCCCTCGCCGTCGGCAATGAGGAAGTACAGGCACAGGGCTGCCGCCAGCGACGACTTGCCATTCTTGCGGGCGACCTCGATGTAACTGGATGAGAAGCGGCGGTTGTCGGTGCCAGCCCAGTAGAAGCCTACGATGTTGGCGACCACGAAGGCTTGCCACGGCTCAAGCACAAAGGGCTTGCCGCTCGACTTGCCGGTGAAGTGCTTTAAAATTCCTATAAACTTGAATGCCCGCTCCACCTTCTTGGCGTTGAAGGTGAAGCGGGTGTCGTTGAGATCGTCAAGGAATCGCTGCGCCGACTGCTTCATCAACAGACCGCTGACTACCTTGCCGCTGACTACATCGTGCGCGTACTGCATTACCTGTTCCATTCTCCTATATCTGCGACATAGCTATCGTTCATGCCTTCATCGTGTACAATGTCGATAGCCTTCTTCAGGGCATTGGCAGCCACATCATGTGCTTTGGACAGGAGCTCTGTATGCACCATTCCGCAATACTGCCACAGTGCGCGGCGCATGACGGTCGAGATGCGCTCGTTCCGCTCCTTGCACTTACGCATGAGGCATATCTCTTCCGCTTTGGTGACTCGGAATGCTATCTGCCTCCTGTTTGATTTTTTCTTGTCGTTTGCCATAATCTTTTTGCACAATCATACTGTTAGAAAGGTCGAGCATTCGCGCGGCATACTCGCGAGAGATATTGCCGTCTGCGTCACGCTCACAGGGACTGTAATTCGCAGACCGAGCCATAATATTGTCTATCATGTCCAAAACTTCGACAACCGCGTCTAGTGTCGCGTCCGGGTTGTAGCTGTCCGGGTTGCTGATTGCCGTCCCGCTATCTTGGGGGGCGGCTTTTGTGTTGCCTGTGTTCATCGTCTCGGCTTTTTGAGTGATTCTGATTGTGCTGCTTCCTCAATCTCGCGGTTGGATGCCACTCTGTTGCTCCTCATCCACGCGTCCAGATCCTCGCGGGCAAAGAACAGCTTGCCGCCGGTCTTGGCATTCTCCTTGCCGGCGATGACCTTCCTGCCACCGCTGACCTTGTAGTAAGCGATATCGCCGCGCATCACCATCTTGTAGAGCGTGCTCTTTGCTATTCCCAAGTAACACGCAGCTTCGGCTGCGGTGAGTGTCTGCTTCTGCGTCGCTCCAATGCTGGTCAGAATGAGCTCACGCAGCTCCAAGGTCTGCACTCCGATAAGGTTCTCGAGCTTGCGTGCCAGCATGTCCATTGTAATTGTGCTATCCATTTTTTTGATAATTTTATTGTTATGCCCGCGTGCACCAGGTTCGAGGCAGGTGCAGTTGTGGCGTTGCCATCGTGACAGGTCGCTCGAACTCGACCGGCGGCGATGACGGTGCAAAGGTATGGCGGATTTTGTTCCGCCTATTCCCGGTCTATTCCCAGTGGGAAGAGAGTGGGAATAGTTTTTAACTTGTTTTAACCATTGTCTCTGAAGAACTCGGTCAATGGCGACGTGTCGTCACCGTCTTTGACCTCTCCTTTGGTCAACTTCTTTCGGCTCATGGGTGTCAGCCCATAAGCCTCGGCAATGCTGTTGGCTTGCCGGATGGCGGCGTTGGCTGCGTCGATGGCTGGGTTCTTGACCATGTTCATGGTGCTGCCAACAATCATGATGCCGTCCTTCATGACCACCTTCTTGCACTCTGTCCAGAGCCAGTAGTTCCACGCCATAGTGTCGAGGTGCACCCAGTCGGTGTCAAGCACACCGCCACGGCTGTTGAGGGCATCGACCACCGATGCCATGTAGTGCGAGATTGTCTCACCGTATTCGTTGTATCTATCCATGTTTTCTGTGTGGTTTTATGCCTGGCCCGAACTCTTTGTCGAGTTGCTCGGCCACCTGTGCGATGTCGATGCCGCGTGTTGTGCCGCCACGATGCAGCCATGCGTGGCACTCCTTGCAGAGCGACACAAGGTTGTCGGCATCGTATGCCTTGTATAACAACATCTCACCATCGTAGTTGGTTACGCTGTCGGCGTGGTGTACATCCACAGCCAGCGAGATGATGCCACGCGCGTCACAGATCTCGCACGTCGGCTGGCTGTGTAACTTGCCAAGCCTTAGCCGCTTCCATCGCTCGGTCTGATAGACCTTTCGCCGCTTGGTGTAGGTGTCGGTTCTAATCTGCTTGACCCGTTGGGTCTTTTGTTTCTTGAGGTATGGCATTTCGTCGTGAGTTGTATTCGTTTGTTCGGTGTTGGTAGTCGGTCATCGTCGACCAGAAGATATGCCGGAAGCACTTAACAAAGTCACCGCCATGGTAGCGGTGAGTGATGCGGCAGTAGGTCACCTGGAACACCTCTGCCGTGAGGTCATCAGTTATCAGGCTTGACAGTTGGCGGTAGTGCGCCGCCATGAGTGTGGCGACTTCCTCGTTGGCGATTGCGTCGGAAGCGTATCGTTCACTGAGGCGATAGAGTGC